ACTCGTATGCAATATTTTGGCAGGGTGTAGTTCGCGGGTTCGACGTTACGGACGAGCGTGCGAAGATTCGTGTCCCGTCGGTCTTTAGCTTAGCGCTTCAAGGCGAGCTGCCGAACGTACACTATCAGACGCCTTGCAACCATATCCTCTATGACGAGTTCTGCCGCGTTCCTCGTGCGCCTAACACGTTCGAGGAGGTTGTGCAAGCCTATAGCGTCGGTGGTGTCGAGTTCACCATTGTTGGACCCACTTCGATCGTTACGGACGAGTTACGAGGTGGCGAAGCTGTCAACATGCGCAACGGCGAGCGTAGACTTATCCTTGGGAACGTCGGTACGCTGATTAGTATCGGGTATCCCTTTGTGGACCTGCTACCTGCGGACGAGGTGGAACTCACACGTGGATGTAACCACAGGGGTCGGAACGGGGACTGCGTCGCGAAGTTTAACAACTACATCAACTTCGGTGGGTTCGAGGATATTCCTCCGGACAACCCATTCAGCGGGGAACTTGTCTAATGTGGTTCCTTGTCGCTGCCTTCTTTGTCGGGTTCTTTGCGACCCTGCTGCTGTCGCCAAAGCCGAAGACCGAAAACGCTCGCGCTTCCACCCTTAACGACCTCCAGTTCCCCAAGGCAGCTGAGGGTGACCCCATCCCTTGGATTATCGGTAAGGTTCGCACTAAGGGTCCGAACACGCTATGGGCAGGGGACTTCCGCGCTAAGCCTATTAAGAAGAAGCAGAAGACCGGACTGTTTAGCAGCAAGAAGGTCACTGTCGGTTACGAATACTTCGTGGGGCTGGTACTCAGCGTCTGCATGGGCCCTGGCGTTACCCTGCATCGGATTTGGAGCGCTAAGGACGAGCTCTGGTCGGGTACAGCATCCGCTGACGGTACTGCTATCGTTGTCAGCAAGCCTAGCCTTTACGGGGGCAAGGAAGAGGGTGGCGGGTTCGTTGGGACGATGCGCTTCTACACCGGAAGCTGGGCGCAAGCTATCAACGCTTACTATCAAGCTAAGCGTGGCGCTGCTGTCACCGCTTATCGTGGAACCGCGTACCTTGTTCTTGAGCACTGCAACATCGGTGAGCAGAATACGCTGCGCGAGATGTCCATGGAGCTGTCGCGCTACCCGAACGGACTCAACATCCCTGCGGGTCATCATATGGTCGGGGAAGACGCTAACCCGATGGAAGCGCTGTTCCAGATCTTTACTGCCAAGTGGGGCGGGTTGGACGTATCCGCAGCTATGCTCGACACCGACAGCATGTTAGCCTGTGCGGAGACCCTTTACACCGAGGGGAACGGAATCTCCCTGCTAGTATCGACGCCTAACGAGGGTAAGCAAATTGCATCCGAGGTGCTGAGGCAAATCGATGCTATCATGTTTAACGATCCGCAGACTGGCAAGATTGTATTCAAGCTGATCCGCAACGACTTCGGTGACGTCGACGACCTGCCTGTGTTCGATGAAAGCAACGTCTTGGCAGTGCGCGGGTTCAGCCGCAAGCTGTGGGAGGATACGATTAACCTTGTGCGGGTCAAGTTTACAAACCGCTCAAAGAAGTACGAGCAGGGTACAGCCATGCAGGATAACATGGCTAACATCTCGGCACAGGGTCGTATCCGCCCTATCACGCAGTCCTATCCAGGCGCAACCAACGCCGAGCTAGCTAACGCTCTCTGTGCCCGTGATCTATCGCAAGGGTCGGTGCCACTTATGTCAGCGCAGCTTGAGACTAACCGCGAAGGTGGACAGCTACGGCCGGGCGACCGCTTTGTGTGGTCATGGACAAGCTATGACTTACTCCAGATCGTTATGCGGGTCAAGGATTTCGACTTGGGGTCGCTAACCGACAACCGAAGTGTGATGAACGTGGTGCAGGATGAGTTCGCTATTGCCGCAACCATTATCTCCGCTCCTGTTAGCGAGGGTGGTTCGGTGACTACGCCAGGACACGTCGCTGCCGCAGCAACGAACCGCCTTATCAAGGAAGTTCCGTTCTTCTTTGCGGAAGCGGCAGGGTTGGGCTTGCCCGATAGCTCCTCACTATTGCTGGTCGCTGCCACCCCTCCCGCTAACTCGGACGACTACGATGTGCTAACGTCTACGGATGCGGGTGCTAGCTACGACACGTCAGCAGAAGGTTTATCCTACACCCCTCGCGGCACGCTTAACACTGCTATCACCATTGGGCAGGACTTAAACGATGGTGTCATCGGTTCGCTGGTCGTTACCATTGACCCGCTAGAGGTTGAACAGAACACTGCTGCTGATACGGCCGCTGGTGGGGGCATGTTCCTGATCGGTAACGAGTTGTTCGCATATGAGACGCGGACTGTAGGTAGCGGGCAGGTCACGCTCAACAACGTCTGGCGGTCGCTGCTCGATACGTCACCTGCTGCGCATTCGATAGCAGCAGGGGTCTACTTCCTCTCCGGTGACAATATAGTCGAGGATGCGTTCCCGAACACAGCAACCGTCCGTGTCAAGCTGCTACCGAGCACGTTTGACGACGCTTTGGACGAAGCGACTGCACCCTACGACCAGATTGTGCTGAACAAGCGCTCTGCCCGTCCGTTACCGCCAGCAGCGGTGAAATTCGGTGCTAATGCGTTCTTCGCTCCTCCCGCTGCGGCGACTGGTATCCAAGCTATCACGTGGGCGAACCGCAATCGCAGGAGCGGTATAGTCAGGAAGCTGGTGGACACCACGAACGATTTCGAGGTGGGCCAGCAGACTGTGGTCAGGTATCGCATCGGCGCGGGGGCTTGGGTCGCTGCCACCTTCGAGCCAGGCGTTACATCCGCATCTATCGATACGGGTGTTGCTGCCGGTACAAGGGAGTGGCAGATTTATTCGGTGCGCGACGGGTTGGAGAGCTTTGCGTCGTGGAGCTTCACAGGTGGTGCTTCTGCTGCTGTCGGTACGTCCCCTGACACTGGTGGGACAACCCCTGCTGACCCGACTACGCCTGGAGGTGCTACGACGCCCCCGCCCACCTACACGCCTCCGACCAATTCGACGGTCAGCGGTGGTGCATCCAGTGTCATAACAGCGGGTGAAGCGCTAGCAGCGAATGACCTTGTCAACATCTATAACAGCGGTGGCGCTCGCGTCCGCAAAGCGAAAGCAATGCCGGGCTTCGAAGCGCACGGATTTGTCAAGGCTGCGGTTGCAAACGGAAGCCCTGCCACCGTCTACTATGGTGTGAACGATACCATTGCAGGTCTCACCCCTGGCACGCAATTCCTAGCCGACGCTGCGGGAACTATGACCACAGCAGCTCCAGCGGGTGCGGGTAAGATTGTTCAGCGTGTCGGTGTAGCTTCGGCTGCCGGTATATTTATCTTTGAACCCGGCGAAGCGGTGGAGCTTGTCTAATGGCTGAACGTCGTCCTATCGTACTGATCGACGGGAAGCTCAAGGAGCTGCCAAGTCTGGACACGCTTCCCGGCATCGGAGGTGCGGTCAGCCTTGCCGTTGAAGAGGACGGTACTGAAGAGAGCGCTTCGATTAAGCGTCTTAACTTCACCGGGCTGGTTGACGTCAGTGTCTCAGGGGACGAAGCTACTGTCAACATCCTAGGGGACGGGAACAGCGGTGGTGGCGGGGGCGGGGGAACAGGAACCCTCACGCACTATAACTCGTGGGGCTTGTCGATCGTTAGCCAAGTCGACACCTATGCTTCAGGCATTGTGCCGACTAACTACGTCTGGAAAAATAATACCCCTGGCGTTATCGTATCTGCCGACGATGGTGCTCTACTCCATGGGCTCACCTTCCAGGCAGGTGGCAACCTCGGCAACGGCGCTAACGAATACTTCGATATACCTGTCGAAGCAGATGGAACAACGAAGACATTCATCCTGCGTTATCGGACACAAGGTGAGCAGGGTTACGATGGTCTCTTTGTTAACCTCGATGGTGTTACTCAACATAATAATTGGGTCACTGACAGCGGATGGATTGAGTACAGCTTTATCTTGTCAGCTGGAGCTCATACTGTCCGTGTAGGCTATCGTTCTGATGGTAGCGCTACGTCAGGTTGGCAGAACCTCAAGATTACACGCCTCACCTATCCGAGGAACGCGCCTGGTGCGACCTACCTTAAAGGTGACACAGTCGACCACGAAGGGTTCACCTGGCTGTGTATCGTTGCGGGTACGGCGCAGGAGCCTGCGGATGGTGCTAGCGATTGGGCAAAGCTCGACTCATCCGAAGAAGAAGAACCCGTCTCCACGTTTTCGTATCGCTACGGAGGGTTCGCTATTGCATCTATCGGCGCTAGCGAAATCCTTATGGACCACGTTGTCACCGTTGCTCATAGGTTGCCTCCGGGTCTGGAGAAGTCGCGCTTTAGTGTAGGAACTCCTCCCGCTGCTCCATTCATATTGGTCGTCAAAAAGAACGATGTGCAGGTGGGGACAGTTACCATCTCGGCAACCGGAGTCGCTACGGTTAGCTTCCTTAATGTTGTCGATGTTTTAGCAGGCGAGGTTATGTCCTTGCACGCTCCAGGCAGCGCGGATGCTGCTATTGGGCGTCTTCGTTTTACGTTCGAAGCAACAGAGATTCCTAGCGGGACTTATCCGAGTGCGACGCAGTGGCGGGTCAGGACTACTACAGGCGGATTAGCCCAGCCTTATGATCAAATCGGTGGTGAATGGTACTGGCGGGAAACTCCAGGAGGAGCGAATATCGACCTGTCCCTTGTTACCGATATTACGTCAGGTGATGAGTTCCCCACCTCTAATTTGCGTAACGGAAATGTCAACGATTTCCATCAGTGGAACGGTAACATACCGCTTCCGAGATGGGCAGGTGTTATCTTCCCGCAAGCTAGAGCGATTCGAGAGCTTGTTATCCATCCTAGCACGTCCTATACTAACCGAGGACCGCGGGATATTCTTGTCGAGTATTCCTTAAACGGATCTCTTTGGACTACAGTGTTCCAGAAGACAGGTATTACTTGGACGACTAACGTCCCACAGACATTCTCTTGGTAAGGATTCGACATGGCCGCTGATGCAGTATTCTGGGACGGGTTCGATAAGTATGGTGCTGTCCGTCCGGGCATGACGCACGAAGCTCTGGACACCTACCTACCGGATCCAACCATTACAGGGTTGTTCAGCGAGTGGAACCGTAACATGGGTCCGATGCGCGCCATAAGACTCGCTCCTGCGCTATCAGGTAGCAGCGGTGACAGCGCATCGCTCCAGCTTATCCTATATCAGGACCAAGGGTTGTTTAAGGGAACGCCGATAACCACAGCTCGCATGATTGGGGGCTGTCAGATTCGTATGCCGACCAATAACTCACCATTCGATATCTACTTCACAGATACGGT